GGTTCATACGCCAACGGCGCATTGGGCATCCGTGGCGCAACAACCTTGGAAATGTCAGTCATCGTCTGCCGTCCTGACGGATATCAATCCGTGGTGAGCCTGCTTGCCACTGAACGCCCAAAGTGGTTGATCTGTACTCCATGGATATTTGACGGCCACGCACCCTGATGTACACCTGACCAGTGAACGCCTCAATTGGAACCGTTGCCGTGCGGGTGACTGTGGCGTTGTCAGACCCGCCCAGGGATGTGGGACTGTTATACCCAGAGCCAGAGTTCTGCATGGGCTTGAGATACATGGTGACCTGTGGGTTTGCGGCTGTGGAGCCAACAAACTTCACATCAGGCAGCACCCGCCAGATAAACCCGAACCTGTCCCCGTCCTCTATGTCAAACTCAGATGAGGTGATGAAGGACTCAATGGGCAGAGTCGTTGCTGTTTCAGAGTTATCCACGCCCTGTTCATGGTTGACGATGTTGTAGCTGTATGTAGCGGCCAAGGGGTGATCCCGTAAGCCGGTGTCAAGCCATGCCGTCCGAGCAAGTGACCCGTAGTACCAGCATCCCTGACCCTGATTCTCTGCGTAGTTAAATACCACATAGCTGTCGATGGTGTAGTCCAGACTTTCATCGCTGACGTAGAACCACCAGATTTCATTGAAGCCTTCGTTCGTCCCGGCAAACACTTGCTGATACTGAAGCTTGTTGATTCTTTCAAACACATATTGACGCAGATCGCAGTTCAGCGTCTGAGTGCGCCCATCGTATTTGTAGAACTTATCCACACCCATCCAGTACGCCACGCCGTTGGCGTAGGCAACAGCGTTTTCAGATGCAATGGATGTGTTTTCGCCCACAAGCTGGGAACCCCACACAACAGGTGGCCCAACGTATTGCAAGGAGTACAAGGAGGAATCTGTCCACACCAATATCTCTTGCCGGGACTGTATGGCGGTGACGATCTCTGAGCCATGGGAGAGGAGCAAGCTGCCAGCCTGATTGGTTGCGGCTGGAGTCCAGGTTACCGGAGCCTCCTGATCTGACCAGCGAATCAGCATTGGGTTTTGGGCAGATGACCCGTAATCGTTTGTTCCAAAGGCAAACACAAACCTGCTTGTGTCGGACACAAGAATGAAGTTCTGTATCACCGGGACGCTCGACCCGCCTCCCAAAGCCGTCAGGGCAACACCTCTGGGGGAGAATGAATGAGTGCCTGACTGTGTTCCGGTGGTGGTTATAGCCGACCCGCCATAGGTAGCGGCAAGGCTGAACTGCGTACCAGACACGTTTACAACGTAATAGACTGTACCCACCAGTAGGCCGGTGGGCAAAGCCCCGGTGGTGGTCAACGTCAGTGCCGTCCCGTTGACAAGGTTTAAACTGGTGGACAGAACCCCTGGGCTGGCAATCGTTACGGTAAAGACGGAACCAAGGAAACCCACTGACGCATCCCAGTAGTAAATTGGCCCGGCTCGGGGGCCAAAGATCAAGTCTTCGCCAAAGTTGGACTGACTCCATAGACGCAGGGAGTCAGTGGACGTTGTACCAAACCCCCACGTTCCGGAACCCCACGGGCCTGCGCCCCAACCTGCCAAAGGAACTGCATATGCAGGGCCAACATTGATCTGATACACGGCGTAGACAGTGCCCCCGCCAGTGGTAGTGGATGTTGCCGCAGAGGCGGCTTGGATGGTGTAAGTGGTTGCGCCGGTAACAGTAATCTGATACTCGCCAGAGATGGTCAAGCCACCAACTGCCGTTCCACCTGTGAACGTGACAAAGTCGTTTGTGATGTACCCGCCAGCGGCATCCGTCACGGTGACGGTGGTTGATAGGTTGGTGGTGGCAAACGGGTTGGTCAGCGTGGACAACGATCTGACCGGGGTGATGTCGTAGTACGCCCCGCCGTTCTCAATATAGAACTTCAGGTTTGTGCCAACCCCCAAAAGGTTGGCAGCGCCCAGCGTTACCCAAGCCCACAGGGATCGGCAAATGCCAACAAATGTGCTGGCAGAGATACGAACCCAGCCGCCAATCTTCTCTGGCGTACCTTGGCGAAAACGAATCTTGTCGCTGTCATACCACCCGTTCTCATTGGTGTACCGTGTGTTTTCTCTGTTTACACCGGGCCTGAGTTGAATTTTTTTGAGTGGCATGATCTACCTTATGACAAGAACATGGCTCGTTCATCGATACGCCGATTTTGCAGCCCTTTGAGTATTTTCCCACCAGCCATGCAATACTTCAAGAGTTCTTCCGCAGCACCCGCTTTATCGCCCCGAAGCAGCTTTTGACGAAGCGTTGAACGCTGGAGTGTTCCAAGACCGACATTGAAACTAAAGCTAACAAGGCTATCATACATACCTTGTGTAAGGGGAACGGGGCAGAACTGAGCCACTCCACGCTCAAACCTTGCAAGATCGCTTCTGAGAATCCCATCTACTTCTTCCTTTGAAAACGTGCGGCTATCTTCTGGGCGAAGCGGATAAGCTCCTCTTTGATCCATTGGTATCTTAGCTTGGTCTGGGTAAAGTACATGTCCAACTCCTATTGTCCAAAGCAGGGCTGGGCACCGATACGGCTTGTACCGAATACCCTCGTGATGGCAGATGACCTCGCAAGCCTTGGGGCTGACGTTCATTTGCCGAACGCCCTGCCGCCAAAATGGAAGGCAATGATTGAGGCAAACAGAGCCTGGGTTTCATCATCCCACAGTTGGTTTGCCATTTCCGCAAAGCTCACACTGCTGTTGAAGCCGTGCCAGATCAGGGCACAGTCAATGCCCACCAGAAGCAGGAAGAAGCCGTAGGTGATGACTGGGCGCACGCTGGCACGCAGGTTCTTCATCCAAGTGCTTGTGCCTTCATTCAGGCTGGTGTCGTGGGCGTATATGGCCTGCATCTCAGCTTGTTGAGCGCCGATCAGGGCTTGCTTATCGTTGGATTTGGTTTCCATCTCCAGTTGCTCAGACTTGATATGCTCGACCCGCTCTTGGGCCTCAAAGCCCAGTTTTCGCATCTCCAACTCCCGCTGAATCTGAAGCTGGGCCAGGGCCATCTCATGCTTCTTGTCACTGCGGTCTTGGAAGAACTCCAGCAACTTGGGCAAGCCACCCATCAGGAAAGAGATCAGGGTTGAAAATAGGGTCAGCATTACTGTTTACTCCTTGAAAGCATTGTTGCCGCTATGAGCAGCAGGTTGTTAATCTTTTCCATGTCTTCAGGCTGTTCGGCCCATCCAACGGTAATCTGTCCAATGAACCTGCTGGGGTCAGGTGGAACACCCACTCTACACCCATAGGTTATTCCCTTCTCAATGTACCAAAGGCCAATCTCACTCTGCGCCTGGGTGTAGCTGCCGCAGGGTATCTCCCCCGCCATCAGCGCCACCACATCCTTGTTGTTGGCTGAATTGGATGTAAACAGTCCGACATCCAGCCCGTCATTAATCTTGTCCCGGCCTTCCTTTGTGTAGGCTCTGTGTAGCACCCGTGTGCCAAACATGGGGTTGACCTTGAACACTGCCACAACCACTGCCCCAGTATGCTTGAACAGGTGTGACGCCGCATCCTCAATTCTGTCTTCTGCAATGGAGGGCATCTTCTGGTTCTCCCGGTATGCCCCCACCAACAATTCTTGGTTCTGCCAAAGAAAATACCCCGAGAAAGCCACCACACCCATCACCAGGATGGCGATCAGTTTAAACGGGCTGTCCACATAGGCCAGCACCTTGCTCAAGGTGTCATCTGGGTTCGGCTTCTCGTTTGGCATCTTCTTCAACCTGTTTACGCAGCTTCTCCACCTTCTCCATTTGTGCTCGGGCTTCCCGCTTCACCACCATCGTGTCCACATACAGCATCCCAACCAGCGGGATCACTAACACAAAGACCAGTGCAAACAGGATCAAGACCAGAAGGTATCCAATCGACCCCGATGATGAAGACTGATTATCCACATTAGGCATATCAGGTAAGCGACTACGAAAACCACCAGCACCGTTTCCAGCACCCTGTCCAGTATCTGATTTTTTAACCTTTGTCGCCGCCATGCTTTCACCCGCTTTTCGTGCAACTCCCGTGCCGCTTGCTCCGATTTTTGATCCAACAGCCGTTGATACTCTTCAACGATTTCCCGCCAGAGATCGGGTTGTCCCATCTCCCAGCGCACCATTCTCTCCAAATCAGCATAAAACGCTTTGGTCTGCCGCAGATACATCACATTGTCTATGGCTTGTGTGGCTAGATCGTCTTTAATCCCCTTTTTTAGATTCTCTTCACGCTGGAATTCAGCCTTCTCATGGCTGGTTTCTAACTCTGCGTGGCCCTTGAAAAAACTTGAAAGGGCTGTACCAACTTCACCTGTGATCTTTGTCAGATCAGACCCGGTTTTCTTCAGGTCTTGGTAAACGCTGATGCAGCCCTTTATGCCTTCATATGCCCCTTTGCACAGGGCAAATGCTGTTACTGGATCAATGGCTGCTCCGCAGGCTTGGCTTCTTGGGGCATTGGAACCTGGGGGATGGCTTGCTCACGAATGGCCTGCACCAAGTCAGCGACTTGCTCATAAGGTGCTTTTGCCAATGCGGCCAGGATCATGTTCACTGCGCCCAAGGGCAGTTCCAGTTTGACAGGGGTTGCCAGAGTCTCTTGCTCAGTCATGCGTTTCTCCATAAAAAACCGCTGTCAGGGCCAGCGGGTTGCCCTTTTTAATTATGCCGTAGCCCAAGGCAGTGGTGGTGTCACCACGGGCGGGTTGATGGCGTTGTCAATCTGTTGCTGTACAGCCGCTTCTGTAGCGTCCTTGTCCACGCCTGATGCCCAAATCCAGCCTAAAACTTGATCGAGCGTCAGGTCAGCATAAGGGGTGTAGGGTGTGCCAGCGGTGTAGGTCACGCCACAAGTTGAGTAGACAGACCCGTTGTAGGTCTTGCCATCTTGCTCTTGTGTTCCGTTGCACTGCCAGTGAACCGTGAATACAACATCCGTCTCCCCCTCAGCTTGCGGGAAACAGTTCATTGCGCTGATGTTCCAAAGAATAGTACTCATGCTGATACTCCTTCAAGTATTTCGTTGTCATTAACTCGCTGTGCTTCCATTGTTGCCAAAATTTCTGCGTCATCTTCCAAAATCAATGCATCAATGTGCGTGTAGCCATTCAATATCGCATACTGAATGCGGCATCCGCTTGCAGTAAACAATAACTTATCACCCTCTTTTTTAACAATAATTGGAAAAGTTAATCCGTTTTTGGCAATGTCCAAAGCCATAATGTATTGCCTTGGAAAAATAGCCCAATGTTTCGCAACTTCTGTTACTGATTTATTGCCATCCATAATTTCAGCCAAAGCGACTTCAACAGTATTGGTGTTGTTTTTTGCTTTCAAAATTTTCATTTGGACTCCAATGAGGCAAGTCTAGCTTCCAACAATTCAATTTTTGCAATGGCTTCTTG